GCCCTTACAATTGAATTGTAAACCGCCTGTCAAGTGACGAGGGATCCCATCCTCTTGACTCACCCATACAGGGGAATGATTCTATTGGGGGGTAGCTAGGATCTTACGAGTAGGTCTCGAGTCGATCCCTTCTCCCTACAATGAGAACCTTAACCCTTATGAAGTGTCGGATTGTTAAGTCCTAACTCCACCTGAGTGATTGGGGGCGATGTTCCTGATACCTTTGTGAGGTGCGCGTGGGATTAAGTGTGAAACCTTCGTTGAGGGATTCATAGTTATGAAATCCGCACAGTGTAGGTCTGCCTCAACCGATCTGCTCCCCAAGGTGATTTTGCCTTGGAAAGAGGGGTTGGACCTTGTCTTGCCTTTATGGCAACAACAAACGTGATTAAAACATGCTTATACAGATTGGTACAAAAGGGATTTTTGTCCTTTTGAAACTTCCTCTGATTTCACAGTTTCACTCGACGTCTGTTATAGCCCAGCTGCCAAACCATAAGCTTTATCAGCTTGTGAATTGGGAGAAGGTGGAGGCTGGTTTCCATGCGGTCGTCGACCCCATGGAGCCTGGCTCTATCCTGTACCTTTCGGAACAGGACTATATCCGACAGTTGAGAGTTTCCCTATCCAATGACCATACTTTAAAAGTGCTGGCCAAGGCTGGTACCGCTAAAGCAACTTCGGTTCCATCTTCAACTTCTTCCACTAGTACGTCTCAAAATTCCCCCATAAATACCCATCCATATTTGGATGAATTCTTCACGGGCAAGAGGAAATCAAGATTGGCTGCCATTAAACGAGTAACTTACTTGTTTAAGGCACCCTATCAAGATCTTCTCTCGGCTAAGCGAAACTTCGAGGGCACAGTCAAGGCTCTGATGATCCCGGTCTCTGATGGAAACATCAGGACTCTTCTGAAACGTTGGTTTGAACAACTAACGTTTTGGAGGACAGGCTCTAAGGCTTCCACTCTGCATCGGACTGAACTAAATACATTCAGCCTGTACCTCGCTAGGATCGTGCGAACCCAGGGAGTAAATGCCGTTATCCTACGTTTGAAAATGGGACTGTTTGTCCTAAATTCTTACATGGGAGGTAAACGTCTTCAGAGTACCCAAGATTTGGGTTTCCGAATTCGCTTACGACATGGACTTCCTGCGTTCCTACCACTTTATGCTCGGAATGGGATAAGGGCTAGTAATTTACGTTTCATCCTTATTTGGGTGAGCGTATTTAACTCTTATAAGGTTATGCAGGGGACTTGGTCGACTCCACCCTTGGATTCGATCAAGGCTCCTCACCCAGATTTCTCTGAGTGTAAGGTCTTCGCAAAATTTCTGGAATTCGTTCCATTGTTTTGGGAAGCTCTTAGCATAAAACCAATAAGAAACCCTAAGGAACTTTCCATGGAAGACAGAAGTCGTCCTTCGACGAAGTACGACATCTTATTCACTGGAAAGTCCGGCCCAAACCGTGGGCCAGCTCTGCTGACCGTGGGTGCCGATGCTTTTGCTTGGCGATGCCAACCCCGGAACATCGTTCTGGAATGGTTGAACCTTGTAGGAGCAGATATCGTGAAAGGGTGGTTCCAAAACTCAGCTTCTGTTTGGGCAAGTAATGCCTGCTCACCCTTACGTCGTAAGGATGAAATAGCTGACCTTAATCGGAATCGTATCTATATTCAAGCGGAAGGTCCAGTCTGGACCGTCCATGAACATAGAGAGCTTCTGATTAGATGGTGGAAAGGAGGGCCCTACGGCCGCCCAATACTTCGGCGTTTACACGCCTTGTATGAGGCAGCTGGAAAGGTCCGCCTTATCGCCATAGTCGACTATTGGACACAGCTGTGTTTAAAGCCTCTTCACTCTTGGATGTTCTCGATACTTAAGGCGATGCCTCAAGATGCTACCTTCGATCAAGAAGGTAAGCTTAGAGAATTCTCTAAGAGATATTCAGACGCAAATTACTTTTGCTATGATCTTAAAAGCGCGACGGATTTGATTCCGTTACGCCTTTATGAAGAGCTTTTCAGAGTCACCCTTCCTGAGAGTATCCTTTCCTTATGGCTAGAGTTACTCGTGGGACTTCCTTTCCTTGTTCCTAAGGAGAACACCGATACTCTTGGGATGAACGGGTTAAAGAACCCGTCTACCGAAGAGATCGATGAGCTCCACAGGGTCAACGAAATTAAGTACACGTGTGGACAGCCTATGGGAGCGTTGTCTTCCTGGGCATCAATGGCCTTGGTGCATCACGCACTAGTATGGTATGCAGCGTGGACGACGGGGCACTTCCGTAAGGAAACTGTCCCGTTGCCACGTTGGTCACATTTCACCGCCTATTTAATTTTAGGCGATGATATTGTGATTGCAGACAAGGAGGTCGCTGAGGCGTACTCTTCCATTTGCGCCACACTTGGGATTAAGATCGGGTTAGCTAAGTCGTATACGGATTCTCCGTTGCTCAACTTTGCTAATCAGACTTACCTCAAGGATGTTAACGTCTCCCCTCTCTCGCTTCGCGAAGAACTCAATGTGAAAGGACTTCCGTCCCGATCAGAGATGGCTCTTAGGGCTGTGAGAAGGGGTTACGTGAACTTAGGAACAAATGGATGGGTTGCCCCACTGATCAAGTTGTTTGTACATCCCATAACTTGG